GACTTGACCTGGACGACCGGAAACGACGACACGACGCCGCGCGGCCCGGCCGGCACCGGCGTGGCGCTGGCGACGTTGAGCTGCTCTAGCTCGCGCCACCGCTTGACCGTGCCGTCGAGCGACTGCACCTCGGCCGACAGCTCGTCGTACGACTTCGTTTGCTCGGCGTCGAGCGTCGTGCCGGTGTCGGCGGCCGTTTGCATGAGCTGTAACATGGCCGCGGTTTTGACCGCGCGGTTGTTTTCCGCGGCGGTGATTTGCTCGTTGATGGTCATGGCTGGATCCCTCGACCGTTTGGCGCCCGAGTCGCCGGGCAAGGTAACGGCCGTGACGCCGGCCAGAGTCTTGACGAAACGGATTTCCGCGCCGGGATTGCTCGGAATGGTCGCGAGCGACAGCTCGACGATTTCGGTTTTCTTTAGGCTGAGCGTGCCGGTCGCGAGCCGCTCGATCCCGTCAGCCAGCACGCGAAAGCCGATCGACACGCTACGGACCAGGCCGGCCTTGACCGACTGCCACGCTTTATCGACCGCGTCTTTGAGCGGTCCCGGCGTGTCGATCATGGGCAAGGTCGCCTCAAACGCGATCCCGTCGACGGTCGCCGGATACAGGATCACGGTCCCGATCGGCGTGTCGGCCTCGTGTTGCCAGAGGAGCGGGAGCGGATTGCGGAAGGTTGCGCCAAACGGGTCGACGCTATGGTTTTGGCGGTCGATCGCCGGCGTCGTCGCCATGCCGCGAAACATCCGGCCGGTGTCGCTGACGGCAATCGACTTGCGGTCGATCGTGAAATCCGCCAGCGCAAACGGACAGACACGCGCAAACGCTTCATTCACGCGCTCTAGTGGGCTATAGCGCGGCTCGACTGGCAAGGATTGCATACAGGCGCGCCGGCGCCGGTGCGACGTGCGGACGATATCCGGCGGCGCTTGGTACTGGTCGCCCAGGCCAAAATACCGGCCCTCGCCTTTCACGATTTGCAGAAAGGTCGCGACCCGGTTGCCGAAATTCAGTTCCTCGACCTCGTCGACTTGCGGCCAGGCGGCCGGCGACTGGTACCACTGGTCGAGGTCGTCGTAATCGTGGTACCGGCGGTCGCGCGGCTTGCGACCCGTTGGCGCCGGCTCGCCTCGTTGCCGCGGGATCATGGGCGGAATAGCGGCAAGGGTTGGACCCAATCGAGTCCCTTGGTCAGCTTGATGTCAGGCCAGCGCGAAAACGCCGTGCCGTCGACGGAGCTGCACCCAATGCGCTCGGCGTAATGGAGCCGGCGCCGGGAATTGACGCGGCCCATGTGGACCCAGGTTCCGCGCGTTTGTGCATAGCCGGCCAGGTCGCGCGCCTCGGCGCCGAGCTTCCAGTCGGTCGTGCCGCCGATAAACAGCGCGTCAATGGCGGCCCATGGCACCTCGGCGACCGTCAGGCCGTCTTGCGCCACGAGCGCGACCGGAAAGCCGAGCGCGCGGATCATCGGCGCCCAGGTCACAAATCGCGCGGCCGTCGCACCGGCGTCGCCGACCACGTCTGGCGCCGCGACAAACCGGCAACCAGGCCGGCCGCGCAATTTCGCGAGCATGGCGACAAACGCGTCAGCGTCAAACGCCGAAAACGCGCCATTGTCAGCGGCCCAGGTACAGCCCGGCCACAAGGTCGCCGCCGGGTCGTTGCGGTCGCGCGGCACAAACAGGATCCCCAGGCCAGGCGAGCCGCGCCGCCGGCGTACCGTCGCCGTCGCGCCCGATACCAGGATCAACATTGGCCCATGAGCACGGCGCGCTTGTACGCGCCTTGATGCGCGTTGCTGCAATACAGGCCGCGCCGGTCTTTACGGACCTCAAACCGTACGCCGCAATAGCGACACGACTGCCAGAGACACTGCGCGTGGATGGCGACCCATGGCCGGCCGACCCGAAACCGGCGCCATGGTCGTACCGGCCCTCGACAGACCCGGCACCGGCGACGCGTCATTACCGCGTCACGCCGGTCGTGTGCAACAGCTCGGCGACAATCACGAGCAGCAGTGCCGGCCAGAGCGGCGCGCGGCCAATGCCGGCGAGTATGCAAATCACGAGCGCGGCGACGAGCAGCAGTAGATCGATACTCAACATGGCCTAGACCTCCACAATTCGCACGCCGTACTCGGCCTCGACGTGCTTTTTTTTCCAGCGGTAGAGCGGTGTACGAAAGCCCTTGCAATCCTCGACGACCGTCCCGGCTTTCGTCGCGTACACAAAATCGGCCCGGTACACGCCGACGACCAGAAACGCGTACGACTCGGTCGGACGCGATCCGCCGGTGAGCGCCGGGAGTCGCGGCGCATGTAGCTCGAAAGACGGTTGCAACACCAGGTCGCGGATTTCGCCGGCGCGCTCCAGCATGAGCAGTTCGCCGTAGCGGTTCGCCTCGCGCTTGCTCGCAAACCGGATCCCGTCGACCTCGACCGGCACCGCGCCGTACTTGTGCCGCCGCTCGTGAAACTGGCCAAAGGTCATTTCGACTTGCTCCGTTTCAGCAGTCGTTGCACGCCTTCTAAAATCACGTCGCCGCAATCCTCGCACCGGAGCTGGACCGTCTCGACGACATAGCCGGCCACGTCGCCGGTCGTTTCACGTTTGCACCGGAGCGTATGGCCGACGTGCCGGCGCAGCTCCGCGAGCAGCTCGTCGCTGAGCGTCACGGCCGTTTTCCCGGTTGCGCCTTGCGGAGCACGCGGCGCAACCAGTCGGCCATGCTCAGTCGCTCGGCGCGCGCTTGCGCGTAAATCGCGTCATACGTCGACGCCGGTACCCGGACCTGGAGGTTGACGCTCGGCGCGATCGTTTTTTTCTGCACTGCCATGGCGGCCCTCAGACGTGGATTTGCGGGATCGGCGCCTCGGTTGCTTTGAGCGCGATCGACCAGGCGATACAGGCGGCCATGAGCGGGTCGATCCGACCGCGCGACCGTTTCTTGACCGGATAAATGTTGCCCTTGCCGTCTGTCTGCACGACCGCGTTGCCGGCGGCCCAGGTCATGACCGGGTCGCCTTGCGCGTCGACCTGGCCGGCAATGACCGCGGCTTGCAACGCGACGCACCCGCTCGACATGCCTTTGTAGGTTTGCGATACCTCGACGACCTGGTCGGCGCCGAATCCGTCCGTTTGCGTCAATTGCACAATGAGCTGGTCGGCGTGCCAGGGGTCGAAGCCGACCGCGCGGATGTCGACGACCACGCGCAGCTCCGCGAGCACGTCGCGGATGACCTGGTGGTCGACGCGCGTGCCGGGCGTCGTCCGCAAATACCCTTCGTCGCGCCATTGCGGATACGGCGCCCGGTCCCGGTGCGCGCGCTCGGCCAGCGTGTCGGCCGGCGACCAGACGTACCGCACGAGCCGCCAGGCCTCGTCGGCGAGCGGCGGAAACAACGCGACCAGCGCGGTCAGGTCGAGCTTGGCCGACAGGTCGATCCCAATCAGACACGGCCGGCCGGCCATGTCGGCGAGCGACCAGGCGCCCGGCTTGCTCTGGCCGCGGCGCCAGCCGTCAATGTCCAGCCACGGTTGCGAGACGTTGACCCAGAGGTTGAGATGCTTTTGCTGGTACGTCGCCTTGGCGCCCGGCATCCCGAGTGCCTTGACGACCTTGGCCGCGAGGTCGGCCGGATTGACGCTGACGCCGTAGTTGGGATTGGCCTTGGCCGCGGTCGCCGGCGCCGTCCAGTCGTCGTCAGGATCGGCGTGCGCGATAAACGCGAAATAGGTTTCGTCGACCAGCGACCCGTCGAGCACCGCGCACGCGTACTTATGCTCGTCGCCGCACGCCGAATTGAGGTCGTCGCCGGCCGTCGTGATTTTGTAAATGATCGGTTGCGTGCGCGCGCCGGTCGCCGTTTCGAGCACGTCGATCATGGCGCGCGACTTGTACTTGTGGATTTCGTCGAGCGAAACAAATTGCGGATTCAGGCCGTCGAGTGAATCCTCGTCGGCGCCGAGCGGGAGCAGCTTGCTCGCGGTCGCCTCGCGCGACAGGGACGATTTCAGGATGGTAATCCGGTCGCGCAATTGCGATTGCTGCACGAGCCGCTTGCAGTCGTCAAAGACGATCCGCGCCTGGTCTTTCTTTGTGGCCGCGCAGTACCCTTCGGCGCCAGCCTCCGCGTCAAAGAAGGTCGCATACACGCCGACGACCGCGGTTTCGAGCGACTTGCCTTGCTTGCGCGGCAGCTCGTTGTAGCAATTGCGAAAGCGTCTGACGCCGGTGTCGGCGTGGACCCAGCCAAACAGCGACCCGAGCCGGAAGATTTGATGCGGTTGCCAATGGATCCGCGAGCCGGCCCAGTCGCCTTTGTAATGTCGGAGCAGTTCGCCGAAAGAAAGAAACCGATCGGCGCGCGCGAGGTCGAGCCGATACGGAAACGCCGCGGTCGCCTCGCGCGCGCGATCGCGAACATGTCGCGCGCACGCGAGCTTATGGTATTTCCCGGCCGGCACGCGTTCCTCGAGCACGGCGTCAGCGTAGAGGTCCATGGCGTGCTTATTTCCACCGCTCGATAATCGCCGGCCCATTGTCGTCGTCGTACTTCGCAAACGGATCCGCGGGTTTGTCGGTCGTCGTCGTCGCGACGCGGACGCGCGCGCTCGGCGTCATGCCGAATTGCTCCCACCAGCGCAGCAGATACACGCGCGCGCGGTCGCGGATGCCGACGTACGGCGACGTGACCGGGCCGCCGTCGCGGCCTTTCACGACCATGCCGTGCTTTTTGATTTCGGCCTCGGCCTCGCGCCATTGGGCAAAGGTTTGGCAATACACCGCGAGCGCGTCGCGGTCGGCCGTCGAGAACAGGCCGTGCTTCAGCAGCTCTGGCGCCAGGCGCCGCCATTTCGTCGCCGCGGCGCCGGTCAGCCAGGTCGGCGGCGTCAGGCGACCGGCCGGCGGTTTCGGCTCGTTGGGATTAATCGGCCGCCGGCCGGGATTGCCGCGGAGCAGCTTGAGTGCCGTGGGCGTCGGTTTCCGACCGCGCATGAGTGCCTCGACCTGGAGTCGAATACCAGCCGGTCGCGCCAGGTTTCGCGAGCGGTTGCCGCGGCGTCAGACGACCGAGCCGGTCGCGTGTCAGGCCGGTCAGGACCAGGTCGAGATCGTTGCCGGCGGCAATTGCGACGACCACAACACTCCAGAAAACGCGATCCACCAACGCGCCCAATTTCGCGACCGCGCACGAAACCGGCTCGGATGGTTACCAGCGCCTGGCC